ATTTAGTATCAGACTCAGAAGTTGTAAATGTTAGTGTATCACCTACCTCATATAATGAACCAGCATCATCAACTAAAACTTCACTCACACTACCCTTTGCAATACCATCAACAATAAGTGTTGCTTGTTCATTACCAAGAGTTTCTAATTCAACTACTTCTTGGTCTGAGTGTAAAATACCATCATTAGTTACAGATGTACTTGACACGATTGAAGAAACTGTAAAGGATACGGAAACATCTCTAGAGATAGAGTTTCCTGTAATTACTTCTCCGTCTGTAAATGTTCCAACAATATTTGCAAGTTCAAATTCAGTTACAGATTGTATTCCCTCTTGGAATGTTATCACATCATTAACTGTGGCTGTTGCACCAGAACTCGCACCAGTAATTATTTGATTGAGAACCTCATCACCAGTAACACCTTGAAAGGCTGTACACCTTAATGTTATTTCTGTTCTCCAATCTCCAGATGAAGTTCGTAACATATTAACATTGGGATAAAAGATTTCTGCTTCTTCTCCAAGTAATATTCTGAAGAATAATTCGTGTCCTTCCTTCGTACCCTTTGCAGAATACAAGTCTTTAATGTTTTTAATTAAATCTCTTTTAGATAAACTTGATGCAAGTGAGTTGGGAATAGCAGTCATCAAAGAAGCACGCATCTGGTCTAGGAAATCATAGATGGTATTATCTACATCTGCGTAATCTAAAAGTTGTTGTATGTTTTGTATAGGGTTAGCACGATACTCATCAATAATTCCAGTTGCACCAGAAGTACCACCTGTAATTGTTTCCCCTGTAATAAATTTTTGTTGAGAAGAAATAAATATTTTTGAGTTACGAGAATCCTCTACAAGAACTGTGGCTGTCGCACCAGAGGTTGCACCTGTAATTGTTTCGTTATTTGTAAACTTACCACTAGTTCCGTTAGAACCACTTTCCGTAACAACCCTATCTCCAACACTTTCCTCTAGTACATATGCAGTTGTAGTTGTTTCTAATGTGACATAGTTAACAGTTGCAGTATAGGCAATCTGTCCTGCTTCCATGAACTGATAATATTGTTTAAGAAACTTAACAAAGACTGGATGGTCTGATTGCACAAAGTCAGGCACTTGTCCTTCTATAAGTGGTGATAACTTATTCAGTAATTTTGACTTTTGGTCTGCCATTTTTTAATAACTCGAAGATGATGTAGTTGACGAAGTTGTACTTACAGTTGTACTAGTTGTTGTTCCTGTGGTTGTTGTTGTATATCCTATACCAGTAGTTGCAGCTGCATCAACTTTTGCAGTAATTGTGCTATTTGTAAAATCAATTTCTAATAGTTGATTACGAACTGGAACTATATCATTAGAATCAGATAACGCAGTAATACGAACTTCTGTAGAGGCAACACCATCTACATTAGATGTGCTTGAAATTAATATACCATTAATTGTAATTAATCCATTTATATAATCAACCGTACCAGCTGTTACACTATAGTATGTTTTAACACCAACTACAATAGAATATATTCTTAGATTACCTGAACCATCATCATCAAAAAAGTATTCTGTAGATGCACTAGCAATATAAAATCCAGTAGATGCGATAACAGAATTTTGATATCCGCTAACTGGATTGTAAAATGCGTTATTAAAATTAATTGTATATGATGTAGACTCTGTAGTTGTTGGAGTAAATAATCTAGCCATTGTTACAGTTGTTGTATTCATAAGAATAGAAGTATCTGTTCCATCAACCAATCCTTGTAATTGCGAATGTCTGAATGGTGAATTAAAAGTATTTAAATATGTAGTATTATAATTTTGTAATGTTGTGTTTACTAACCCACTTAAATCTGTTGCAGTTTTTGTAGTTGAGTTAGAATCATAACTATATGTAATACCTAATATTAAAAAAGTTGTTTCTGGGTCTACCACAACAGGAGTAATAGATGCAACTTTGTAAGGCTCTAAATCTTTTACCAATTGGTCTTTTTGTGTAATTGTTAAGTTTTCTCCAGTTGTACTTTTGATAGAGATAAAAACTTTTCCATATTCAGCAGTCGAACTTACACCACTACTTGTATTATAACTTCCATCTTCTCCACCCCATACAGAAACGGTTTGTGTGTTTGCAAAAAGTTTTCTTGCGTATAGTTTGTAGTCTTCTGTAGTAACAGCACGACCTTGAGCTGCAAAATCTAAAGGTGCATTAAGTTTAATAGATTGAAGTGTTTCTGCTTCCGAACCACCTGAAGCATTTCCAACAGTCGTGATAGTAATAGTTGTTACTGTATCTATTGCAGAGGGTGATGAAAATGATGAAGCACCATTTGCTTGTGTTTTATTTGTAACAACGTAACTTAGAGTAACAATATTACCGTCTGATAAAGCTTGACTTACAATACCATCTCCAAAGTATACTTCAAATTTTCCTGCTTCTACTTCTTGTAAAAAATATACAGTACTTGACCTAGACAGTTGTGATATGTCTGTGGCTTTTGTGTAGGTTGTGGTTGTTGAGTCGGAAGAAGAGGCTTGTACTTTTACTGTAAGAGTAGTAGTATCAGCACGGTTATCTGTTATAACAAATCTTTGGTCTACGTCAGAACTATCTACAAGATATTTTGAAGTAACATATGTTCCTTCATATATTTCTGTACTATCAAAGGGAATTGCATTTCCTGTACTCGCACCTGTAACATCTGCAATAGTAACGAACTGATAACTTGTTCCATTTACCGTTGTAGTAAACGCAGTACCAGCACCCATAGTTGCAGTTGTTTTACCTGTGCTAAGAGATATATTAATTATTGCTTTAGGAGCTCTTGCAGAAGATACTTCGTACCCTAACATCTTTGCATGAGAAACTATACTAGAACGTAATGACGCACTATCTAAGAACATTTCATTTGCAACCATGTTTGCATTAAAACCAAGATAGTGTGTGTTGTATGCAAGTGTATCTAAAAGAATACTCATACCAGAACCCTCAAAGTCATAGTCTTTAAATTCTGTTTGTGCTTTTAAATAAGTTTTTAGATTTGTTTTAATATCGTCAAAATCTAATTCTGTGACGGAAAGTCTTTTATTATTTACTGCCATTAACGTAACCTCTCTAACATGACTGTCATATCTACTAATTCTGTTGGTGCATTTACAACATAAAATTCTATAGTGAGTTCATAGATGTTTCTATCCAAATCTGGTTGAACACGAACTCCTACAAGTTTTGCTCTTGGTTCAAAGTTGTTAATAACATTCTCTACTTGTTTTGCAATAATCTGAGCTGTAATCGGTGTCATTAATTCAAATAACATTTCTCTAACACCGCCAGCAATTTCTGGGTGAAATGGTTTTTCATATGCATTTAATAAAACAAGATTACGAACAGACCTTTTAACTGCTTGTACATCTGTTACTTTACTAATATCGGAGTCGGAAGATTTCTTACCAAAGAATAAATCTAAGTCAGAATATTGCCTGACATTTCTGGTGATGTCATTATTAGCTTGTGCATCTTTGTATGCAGACATATTAGTGAACTCCTAGTTTGTATTATTTATACAAAAAGTTTTATGTTTATTTATCTAATTAAATAGTAGTTGTTGTTCCTAATCCTGTAGAAGTATTTGTACTAGCAGTTTGTCCTGATGATGAAGCTTCATTAGCAGATTGTAATGATATACTAGTTGGTTGATTAGGTGTGTACACATTATTAAAATCTGTATTTTCAAATATTGTTGCTTGCTCCTCTGGTACACCTTCTTCTGTTGCTTGTAAAACTTCTCCAGCTTGTGCTATAGCTTCAGCAGAACCACTTGGTAATTTAAAATTAGGAACAGCCCCACACAAATCTCCTACCCCACCAGATAGTGCAGATGAAGCATCACTTATTAAACTATCTAAACTTAATCCAGCACCTGTTAATGAACCACCAAAACTAGAAGTGATTGATGAAAGTTTTGATGTGTATGTTGCAAGTCCTGTTGGAGTTGTTAAATCAAATGCAAGTAGTTCAGTCAACTCTGCTTGTAAACTTATGTCTGGTATTTCTGGAAGTTCTGGTATCATACTAGATACACTTGAAGTAAGAGTTGATATTTTAGATTCAGCAAGTGATGCTAAATCTGACGCAGAAGAAAACCCTGCTCCAAGCTTAGATTTAATAGAATCTTTTAAATCAACTCCTGCTGTCATTATACTATTGAAGTCTGGATTTGCACCACACAATCCTGCTGTTTTAAAATCCGCCATATTACTCTCCTATATTGCTGTTACTACTGTTGTTCCAGTTGCTCTTGCTGGGTCAACTGTTGCAGTATGGTCGGTGAAACCAGTAATCTTAGTTACGAAATGGTCTTTCTCTATTCTCTCTTTAAACGCATCTTTATATTGATATGTTGCAATACCTGTATGGTTAATTGATGTTGTTCCAGAAATACTTGTTGCAAGTGAACCATATGATTCTACAACTGCACCAGATACGGTTTCTGTATGAGATGATTCATAACTTGTTGTAACTGCTCCAGAAGAACCAAGATTAGTTGTACCACCAGATTGGACATCAATTGACGCACCAGCTGTAATTGAATTACCTGTAGCTGCAAAACTTGTAATAGACGCAGTAGTAGATGTAACAAAAATATCTGAAGTAACAAATGTATCTTGTGAACCATTTACAGTTCTTGTTTCGTTTCCAGCAATTGTTATATCATAGTCTTTACTTGTTCCAGATGATGTTGTTCCAACTGCACCCTTAACACTATTTGCAATATTAAAAGAATGATTGCCTCTAATTTCTTCTTCAAGATTACCACCACCAGAGCCTGCACCTATCTTAACTCTTTCGTTTCCATGTATCTTACGAACAAAATCACCACCCACCTCAAGAACATAATCTCCTGTTATGTACTGATTGACTTTACCTCTAACTGTAAGGTCTAATCCAGCTGCAGCTCCAGATGCGTTAATGTAAACTTTTTTATTACCAGCAATGATTTCATAATCATCTCCGACAACTTTAACAACCCTTGAACCGTCAGGGTGTATTTCTTCAAATGTACCTTTCGTATGTTCTCTATATAATCTTTCAGCTTTAGGTGTATCATCTACTTCAAAGATATGTCCAGACTCACTTTCAAAAACATGATTTTTAGGATATTGTGATACACTTGTATCTACACCTTGTGGGTCTGGTTCTGCCCAAGTTGTTCTAGTTTCTGTTGTTTTTAATGTATCTGATACTGTTCCTATGTTTGGTTTGGTTGCGATAGGAATAGGGTCTACTTTTATTTTTCTTCTAGTAATAAGAGATTGATGTGTTTCTGCATCTTCACCACCTCTCGCAAGACGATTGGTATCTGACTCACCAGTTGTATGGCCAGATTTTGGTAAAGAAGAATTAGGATATATTGCATTAGGGTCATTGAACCCTTTAGAACTATCTGGTGTAGAGGTAGGAACGCCAGGCAAAGAACCCATAACAACTGGTTGTTGTTTTTCTCTAGCATCTCTAAAGAAACCTACAACCCAAGAACCTTCAAGAAGAAAAGATGGACTACTTCCCATTCCTTGCATAGAGGGGTCTGTAACTGGGTGCATGACATGAGCCCACGGCAAATCTTCTGTAGGTATATCATTTAAATCTTCTGTATGATATCCTAGACAACGAACTTTGACTCGACCTAATTGTGATGGGTCGTTTCTATCTTCAACCACACCTGTGAACCAGACAAAGCCATCCAATC